TCAAAGCTAAATAATAGCCCATAATCCCATCGCCCTGTAATAATACAATAATCGGACGGCAGTTGCTGCAGAATATATTTCTTTCCTTCATCCCTTAGAACTGAAAAAAAACTATCAGCTCTATAAAGCTCCTTTGTTACTTTTGCAAATTCGCTTTTATGATCAAAAGAATCCATGAACTTAGCAACTACTTCTAAATCTTTTTTATATTTAGTAGTTTTATAATTAGATTCATCTCCTATATTAGTACATTCATAAGTCCAATCCCAGGATAATAAATCGCTCATATATCCAATTAATCTTCTATATGGAGTGCTACTTACTTCAAAAGATTCAGACATTTCCAATAAAGTTTTTTCTGATTCTTTAGGGTTTTCTAAAGCCCTTTCAACGCTATCCGAATTTATTTTTCGGCTTGAAGTAAGCGTTATATCCCGCATACGAGAATTTAATAAAAGTGGATTAAAAACATTAGGATATATTCCCGCTCCTCTGGAAAGCCTTTCTGCAAAACTTAAAGCATTCAATATCTCTTCTTCGGAGGATAAAACTTCACCTTCAGGTGCCTTATTTATTTTTTTAGTTGCCAATTATTATTACCTCCTTTCTATTTTAATGAGGTTATATTTTTTTAACAAAAGCTTTACCATGTATACGTCATACTCGATATATAATCCCAATCACTAAGTTTATTTTCAGAATTTTCTTTTAATAATTCCTGATCGAAATAAGATATAATCCAATTGCAATAAGATACTGCTGAATATCTATCTTTATAGCATCCCGATTTTTCTGATAACTTTATTTTTCCACCAACTAAGCTCATATCCAAATTAATACATTCGCCAATCATAAGTCCCGTATTAATATATGGATTTAAAAAGAATGATGAAATATTCGTATCATTAATATCTTTAGTAAATTCTTTTGTATTTTTAATGAGAAATTCTTCTGCTTCTCCTTCCCCAATTAAGAAGTTCCATAATTTTTTCTGCAATGAAATTCTGAATGCATTGGCTATTTGGCTATTCAGATCCTGATTTGCCATAATAGGAAATATGACTTCTCTTGGGTTTAAGCTGCGGGTATGATCTCTTCGCAATTCTTCGCGCAGATCCTGTTTTACAAATTCAAATTCATCTCCAGCAACTCCAAGCGGATCATAGGTTATTCCTCTGTCTTCGCATAGTGTCGGTTCAGTCAGCGAATCGAAAACGCCAATTCCTGCATTCTGAAGATCCATTACTAAATAATCCGCATCAAAGTCAAAAAAGATATCTTTGATCCTTCTTGCTTGCACGCCGACATCTCTACCTTTATATGATTCCATATAAACAAGATGCCTTTCATAACCTTTATTTAGAATAGGAATTGCACGAACACAAAGAATAATACTATTATCATTCGCTTTATTTGCTCGGGTAGCAATATCAACTGATACAAATCTTATCTCTCCATCTACCTTTTTAAGATCATAAGGATTCTTTTTTATATCATAATTATCATCCTTTTGCGGATAAAATGCCCTTTTCAGATTTCTAGGAAATAGGCTTGGCTTAAAATAGCTCTTCCCGCTAGATCCGCTAGGTATATTTAAGTATTCCATTTGCACGGAAACTTCATCCATATCAGCCATTTCATTCTTTATCATATCTTCTGTTTTTATATTATGATATAATGTTATAAGATAGTCAAAAGCTAAGAAGCTGGCTGTTTCGTCCCCCATAATCATTCTTTTTATACAAGATTTTACATAAGTATACCAATATTCAGAAGTATACCATGCAGAAGTAATATAAGCCATCCTACCTTCTTCTTTTAATTCTGGGATGTTTTTATATTTTGATTCCAGTCTAAAAGGCGGAGTTCTTACTTCTAGCATTGGCTTAATAACCTGCTCTAATATCTGCTTCGGAACAAGTCTAGCCTCTTCTATTATTATATAATTGGCACGAAATCCCCTTGCAGTATCTGCGCTAGGCACAACCCTAATACTGCTCCCATTATGAAAAATAGCCTCGCATAAATTAGAACTAATTGATATATGGTCTATTTCTCTTGCTACGTTGGGATAAGTATTGCTCAAGGCACTTATTTTTTCGCTAACTATTAAGCCTCCTTGCTTTATCGTTTTAGAACAAGCAATTATTTTAATCCCAGGATATAATACCGCTAAAGTAAGTGTCCATACCGCTATAATCCATGTCTTAGCAGTGGCTCGGCTAGCAACAATATATGCAAAATTACTTTTTTGCAAAGCGTATATCATTAAAATTTGATAAGGATATAGTTTTATACCAAAATAAAGTTCAATGAATCTATGCGGATTTCTTCTAAAAAAAGTAATCCATCGCTTATATCTACTTCGGCGATCATCCAATATATCAGCAGACCTGACCATGGATTTTGGTCTAACAAACAAATTTTGCGAATTTATATCTTTTCGTTCTTGATTCTTATATGGTCTAAATGGATTAGGCATAATTATTTACCTCCATTACGATATATCGGTTTCGCCAAAATCGGATATATCACCATCTTCAATTTCATCTGCAAATTCATCTTCATCGGAATCGTCGGCTTCAATATTAAAATCTCTACTACGAGTCACAAAATTTTTTAATGGTCTTGTTACATACTTTTTGAAATAAGAATCAATATTATCATAATCTTTGAAAAGTTCTTTATCTTCAAAATAGTCTCCAGGCTCATTTTGTTCTATGATTTCTATAATACTCGAAAATGTTTCACGGGCTTTGCCTGAATTTGCAATAGAAGTTTTAGCTGGATCAACACTTGCTGTTTTCATTAAATCTTGCAATTCTTTAACTAAAGCCGCAGGAGTTGCTCCATTTCCGCTCTTTCTTTTTTTCCTAATTTCAAGACTTTTATGGCAAATTTCTTTTAATAAAACTTCTTCCGCCTTTGTATCGCATTTGTGCGTTTTCTTCCACTCACTCATTTCTTTTTCTAGAAATAGATAATCTTCAAAATCGAGATTTTCACCCCAATAAATCTTTAGATCCTTATCTACATCTGTATTTTCATCCATAGATTGTTCTACATATATAGAAGGTTCTTTAAAAGTAAGATCCCCTTTATGCAAATTCCCATTATAAGTTGCACCGCCTAATGTAGCTAGCTTAGCCTTATAAATACTAAACACCCTATCGACAGCCTTCCCTTTTTCATAAAATCCCTTTAGCGTTTCAATAGTCTTATCTACAATCACTTCATCATAAACAACATTTAGCTTTCTGCAAGTTCTAAGTAATGCTCTTGCAATATCTTTTTCCTCATTATAATAGTCAGTATATATTTCTTGGCAACATGATTTGCAAATAGAGAAATATCCATTTCTATCAAGTTCTAAATCTGTTGCAAAAAAGAAATCAGAATATTTTTTTGTAGTCATGCACCTTCGGCAATAAATAGTATTGACTTCGATGCCTGTCTTACTAATATTCTTTTTAACTTTTTTTTTACTTATCATCTACGCTCCAAAACGGATATATCCGTTCATTTAATTACATTGAATTTTAGATATTAATATAAATATGTAAATATTTTACTAATCTCCGATCTAACATTATCTTCTTCGCTATCAAATACGTGAATACCCACATTCTCATTTCCTGCTAAATTATTTATAGCTCTTTTTAAACCACTATATTTTTTATATTTATCTTGAGTAATTTGATCGTAATCTCCGACAAAACATATTGTACTATTAGCCGAAGTTCTTTGACCTATCATAGCGAATTGTTCTTCTGTGAGATCCTCACATTCATCCACAAGTATCCAAGCATTTTTTATATCTCTGCCTTTTAAATATTCTGGAGAATCAACTTCGACCATATTTCTAGATATTAATTCATCAATAGTATATTGAGTATCATTATTATCTTCGAAAAATCCAAGCCACCCTCTGATCTTATCAACTTTTGTGCCTGGGAGAAAGCCATTCTTTTCTCCAACGCTAACATTGTGCCGTATGACAAAAAATCTTTCATATGCGCCTTTGTTAAGAAAATTCATACCAAACATCATAGCCATTCTTGTTTTACCCGACCCAGCGACACCACCTAAAATTTTTATTTTAACATAAGGATTAGCTAATAAGTCAAAAGCAAATTCTTGTTTTATTGTTTTGGGTTTAAAATCTTTGAATTTAGTATAAATAAGTTTAACAAATTTAGATCCATCCCAGCGACCCTTATCTATTACAGCACCTTCTTTATTTTTTATAATTAAATATTGATTAGTTAATAAATTAAAAACATTATTACCTTCATAGAAAGAAGCTAAAGTTTCGTCATCAGGTTGAACTTCCATATAGCCATTATACAATTATAAACCTCCGTTTAAAAAGTTCCT